CTAACTTTGCGTATAAACAAGCAGTAATGGGCTTAGAAGAAAGCATGAGCGGTAATAAAGCTGTTTTAGATACTTCTACTGGACCTTTTCCTTTTATTAGAAACACAGGTCAGAAAAATTTTGCAGATGCAGTTTCTGATCATGGTGGTTTAAGTAATGCTTTGAGTGATTCAATGAGAGGGCAGAAGGACGCTGGATTGATGAATAAAGGATATGTTCCAAATTTTGCTACATTTGGTCAAAGTTATTCGTACATGCCATCTGGAACACCTTCAGCACCATCAAATTATTATCCATCTGGAAATCCTACTCAATCACAACGTGTTAGTCCTACATATCAATCTCCAACAGGTGCAAGTAATGCTACTTTCAATACAAATGATATTGATAAAGCTATTGCAGATTTTGTTAATTCAGTTCAATCAGCAGATAAGCAGTTAGGTTATTTTGAAAGCGCATTCGGAGGAAGAACAAAATTAATTGATTCTGAAATGGGTAAATTGAAAAACAGTTTATCTAAAGGAGGGGTGTCTGGTGATAAATTAGATACAGCAATGAGTAAGGCTAGTCAAGAAATCTATGGACAACAGAGTAAATTAAGTAAATCTTTATCATCCGCTAGTACAGCTATTTCTCTTGCTGGTCCAATGATTGCTGGATTTGCAGAGCAAATAGCATTTGGAGATAGAAAACGAACAGATATGACCTCCACGGAAAGAAGTGTTCAATCTGGTTTAAGTACTGGTTTAACTGCTATATCAACAGGCGCTGGTATTGGCGCTTCATTTGGTTTACCTGGAACGATTATTGGTGGCACTATTGGAGCTTTAGTTGGTTTGACTTCAGCTTTAAATGCAACAGCGCTAACCACAGAAGAGTTGTCTCAATTAAATCAAGAGCAAGCTCAAAAAACTCAAACTAATATATCTGCGGCTTCTTCTTATATAGAAGCTCAAAAATCTTTGAGTCAAATGATAGCGTCTGGCGCATCATCTTCTGATATAGAAAACGCTACAAAAAAACTATCTACAGGATTTAATGAAATAGCTGATGTTAAATTACAGGAAATGTTTTTAGCTGCTGGAGGAAGCGTGCAAGAAATGACGAAAAATTTGCAAGACTATACCAATCAAACTACAAAAAAAACAAGTTTGCAAAATGCTTTATTTAGTAAAACCGATTCAAAAGATTTGGGTTCTGTATTTAATTTTTCTTTAGATAAAAATGAAAAATCAAAATTAATTAAAAATCTTAGAGAAGTCGCAGATGCAAAAAATTTAAGATCAACAATAACACAAATGGAGATTTATGGTGGTTATGAAGGTGGTGGCGCAAATTCAGTTGAGGAAGCTAGAAAAAAAGTTGAAAATAAAGCTTCACCAATTACTGTAGCTAAAGATTTATTAGGTTCTATTGGAATAACGAAAGAAACCGATACTAATTATAAAGATAAGTTAGAAAAAGCCATATTAAGAATACAAGATATACCTATAGAACAGTTAATTCTAATAGCTAATGATTTAGAAAAATCTGAACTTGGTAGTAACGTACAAAAACAAATTATTAATTTTAGAGAAATAGCTACAAAATCTTTTGCGGAAATTTTTAGAAAAATAGAAAGAGATTTAAATAAAAATCTTTTTGATGTAGCTTTATCTTTTGAAAAGGATTCAAGCACTAGAAGAATACAATCTTCTATTCTTGATTTTTCAACAAACTTTCAAGATAGTATAAATTCTTTTATATCCAGCAACCTTCCAGACGCTAGAAAATTTGATTTTACCGCTGCAAATGCAGGTCAAAAAGCCCAAATGTTATTGCAAAAATCTCAACAAGATTATGACAAAGCTATTGCAGAGCAAGACAATGAAAAATCAAATTTTTTAACAAAAAACGCACAAGAACTTAGTGGCTCTTTTAAATCTAGTCTTTCAAATTCACAAGTAAATGCTGAATTTTATAAAAATAAAGTTTTACCTCAAATTCAAAGTGGAAATTATAGTGGAGATGTAAATGGTATTGTTAGTGGTTTAAAAGAAGCTCAATTTGCCAAAGTTCAAGAAACGAGATTTTCTGCAAATATGGCTACGGCAGGTAAAAAAGGTGTAGAGCTAGGAGTAGGTTTACCTTTTAATAATCCTGAAGAAATTAAAACTACTTTAACATCTTTAGCAAAGATTTTAGAAGATACTGGAATTTCAGAAGAAGAAAGATCAAAAATTATTGCATATCAACAAGAATTAATAAATCTTCAAGAAACCACTTTAAAATTCGCCAACCAAGCTGAAAAAGATAAGTTGTCTGATATTTTAAAAGAAAAAGCTGAAGCTCAAACTTTATTTGAACAAAAACAAGCCAACGCTAAAAAAGAATTAGAAATAAATAAACAATTAAGCGAAGCAAGAATAGCTGTAGATAAAGAAATAGCTGTAGCAAAAGCCCGAGTTGATAAAGATAACTTAATGCGTATGGAAAAGATGAAAGATCTTTCCGCAAGCATAGGTAATTCTTCAGAAATCGCTAAAGCTCGCAGTAGCGCAAATGTAAATGCTATGCAAAGACGTTTGGACGATCAAAGAGAAACATACGGAATGGGAAGATCTCAAATTAGCGAAAGAAAATTTGGTATACAAGCTGATATATTAAAGGAGCAAAGAACGGCAGAAGATGCCGCAATTAACGCTGAAATTCAACAAAGAGTTTTGGAGATGGCGGCTGAACAGGAAAATACTGCCGCGACTTTAGAATTGAATAAAACAATAATGGATTTGATTGAAACACAATTAAATGAATCGTTAGGGGGATCAACCGTTGTGCAAGAAATGCAAAATAATCCTTATGCTGGAATGACTGATCAACAAATAAATTCTTCTACCCCAACAAGTTATGAAGATATGCAGTTAAGAGAAAAAACTTTATCTTCTTACACTCCAGAACAAAGATCACGATTTCAAGCTCTTCAACGCATACAAGAATCTCGCATAGCTTCTGCCGCAAGTAATACTGGTTATAATACTAGCACTTTCGAAAGTAATTTGAGTCAAGCTGGTTTCAATGATAAAATGACTCAAGCAGAACAATTAACTTTCTTAGAAAAACAAGAAACAGAAGCGAGAAACGCTGGTAATATTGTTCTTGCTGGAACGATTAAGAGATATCAAGAACAAATTAAAACTAAGCAACAAGCTTTACAAATAACTAGAGATGATATTGACGCTCAAGTTAGATTAAACACGCAAATAGAAAAAGTTAATAACACATTTGCTGGAAGATTTAAAAAAGGTTTTGGAAATCTTGCACAAGAAAGCGATGATCTACTATTGAATTTGGGAGAGAGTCTTCCAAAGATGTTTGCTGACGGATTAGTTGATGGTATAAAAGCTGCAATTCGCGAATCAAATAATTTAGGAGAAGCTTTGATGGGCATAGCCAGTAAGTTCCTTGATTCTATAAGCTCAACGTTGATGCAATCAGCGGTTTATGGAATATTGGGAAATATGGGGGTTCCTAATTTGCCAGTAGGCGGTAAACAAAGAGGCGGGATTATTCGCGCTCAATCTGGTATGTACATTTCTGGAGTTGGTTCTGGTGATAAATATCCAGCAATGCTTGAGAATGGTGAATATGTATTAAATAGAAATGCGGTAATGGCAATGGGTGGTCCAGTCTCACTTGATAAATTAAACTTTTCTGCTGCTCCTCGTTTTGCTACTGGTGGATCATTTAGCAATAAATTTGAGGACATTTCTTCTATGGAATCTAACATGACTAGTTATGGATTAGAAGAAAGTAAATTATATAACGAATTGAGAGATCAAAAACGATCAGAAATAGAAACAGCTAGACAAAAGAAGAGAGCGCAAAGACAACAAACGGCTGGTTTAATTGGATCGTTAGCTGGTGCAGCAGTTAGTTTAGGCATATCTGCTGGAGTAAATAAATTTGGTAATAAACCAAGCACTCCTCAACAAATAGGGGATGAGTATGGACAATTAGCATTAAGAACGGATTTTAGTAGACCGCCTTTTAAAAAACAAGTTGGTGGTTCAATTGGTTCTCGTTTATCAGATACAGTTCCAGCTTATGCAACAGGAGGATTAATTAATTCGCCAGTTATAAAACGTTATGCAACAGGCGGTGTTCCATCTGCTGGATTTGGAACAGCGGCTGGAAATAATAGTACAACAAATAATAATAGTAACGCTAGTAATTCGTTTAATTTTAATACTACAGTTCAAAGAGATGGTAAAATTCAAATGGGAGCAAATAGTACAAGCTACGCTCAACAAGATGTCGAGTTATCGCAAAACTTAAATAGTAAAGTTTATGATGTAGTTCTAGACACTATTAGAAAAGAAAAACGTTTTGGTGGTTCATTAGCAGGAATAAGAAACTAATAATATGAAAAGCGCATTACTTAATTACGAAAATATATTTTATTTGAATAATACCACTATTTCTGGAATAACATCAGTTAATGGAAGTTATAATATTAATTACGCGCCAATTAAAACAATAGGTGTCGGATATAATAAACAAATAATTGCTGAAGTGCCGATTGCAAATTTTTCTATTAATAAATATTTGTTATATAATGATCCTTTTTTGCCTTTTACTGGTGAAAACGTCAATAAAACTGCAAAATCCTTCAAAGGGAGTATAAATTATAATGGAAAAAAATTAGGTTTTTTATCTGGTTATTTAAATTCTTTTTCTTTATCATGTTCTGTTGGTGAAATACCTTCAACAACAGCAGATATAATTGTTTATGGAGATTTGGGTCCAAGTTATGATGCGTCAGGTAATTTTAAACCGCCAGAATTATTTGTTCCACAAGTCAAAGACATTACATTAACTTGTAGTGGATCTTCTTCAAATAGAGTGACTAGCTTTGACTATTCTATTAATTGTCCGAAACAGCCAATATACACATTAAATCAAAGTGGAATTTCTTTTTCTGGTCCGACAGGTCCAGTAGCGCCAATTCCAAACTATATTCCAAGCGAAGTGTTATTAAACACTCCAATAGAAATAAATGCAAGTTTTGGATTAGAGGTGGACGATTATCAAAGTAAATCATTATATAATATATTAACTAATGATATAGACACAAGTTTTAGTATAACTATAAAAGGAAAAGTATTTGAAACGACTGCTTTAGTGGCCGCTGATTTAGAAGCTTTTAATGCAACTAACGGAGTTACGATATTTAATCAGAGTTTTTCTAACGTTAAAATGATATCGCAAGAATTTAATTCATCAGCAGATGATATTTTGAGTGTAAAACTTAATTATAAAGGTTATTTAAATAGTTAATATGAGTACACCATTAGCTTCATTTCCAGCAAAACTAGGCTCAAGCGTTGTTTCAAGTGATATATTTTTTATATCAGATTCGACATCCGCAAACAACAATAAGATAACCACCGAAGAGCTTTCAAAAGCTTTCACGGGTTTATACGCACAAACGGCTCAAGGGTTTACAATATTTGAAAATACTGAAAATTATGGTTTATCAATAAGCGGTGCGTATGGTTTTGTCGGCATTAATGATAGAACTCCATTTGTTTCATTAGATGTGGTAGATAATTTAACAGCTACAAATGGTTCTGGTCAAATTAGATTAAGTACCTTAAATTCAGGAAGAAAAATAGCTTTTTCCTTATCTGATCCAAATGTTTACTATGAATTTAGCAAAAAACCTAATGATACTAAATTATATCTTGAATCTTCTATTAATAGTGGATCAACGTTTACTAATTTATTTGTAGTAGATCAAAGTGGTAATTTTGGTATTACCGATTCTACTGGAGTTTTAAGTAATAAATTTTTAGTAAGTGGCGCATCAATTCAGTTTCAAAATTCAGGCAATGCTATACTTTTTGATCCATATACTGGAGAAATAAAAACTAGCGCTACTGATGAAACTTTATTTTTAAATTATAATAATATTGGCGATATTAATGTAGGTTACAATGCTGTTTACGTGGACAACAGCTTGACCGTTCCTAAAGTGGGTATTGGTCATGCGATTCCAGCTTATACGCTGCATGTAAGCGGTACTGCTGGAGAAGTGTCGAGATTTCAAACGAATGTTAGCAGATGCGTTAGTAGTTATAAAAATTCAACAGCAACTTACTATTTTGGATCAGAATCTAATCATGCATTCATGGGTCCAGTTTCAACATTAAATGAAGATAATTTAGTTGTTGGAAGTAATGGTTTTATTGGTGCTGGAACAACTGGTCCATCATATAAATTAGACGTTAGAGCGACTGGTACAGCACAGTATACTCCAGCATATTTTCAAAATACAAACACACAAGGATACGCTCAGATAGTAGTCGCAACTAATAAAGCTTTTGGAGGTGGAGACACAGGACCAAGAAATAGTTTTGTAACTTTTTCTCGTTACGACGGCTCACCAAGTACAGATAAGTGGTCGATTGGAAATTTATATAATGACACCGTTTTTCCAGGATTAAATGATTGTTTTGTATTTATAAAAAATGGTTATGCTGGCGCATCTCCTGATGTTGTTGCTAAATTAAGCACAGCAGGAAGTTTAGATATTGATGGCAGTTATACTTCTAGTGATAGTTATTGTAAAGGTAAGTTTGTTCAAATATATTCAACTAGAGTAACTGGAAGTCATATATATTTTAATCCTTTGATTAATAGTTCTGCTTCAAATCCATCTGGTCATAATGATTTTGCCGCTCCATTTAGCATAACTCAATACGCGGGAACTGTAGAAAAGATATCAATTGTAACGTCAGATACGTCAGCTAATAATTCTGAGTATAGATTTGAAATATCAGCAGTTAATCCTCTTTATAATCCTATAACTCCAAATGGATTTATATCAGGTTTTTTTGTAAGCCCTCCTAGTAATCCAGCATCATTACCAGTAAGTGGTATTATTGGTTATTCAATTTTTAACCCTTTGTTTACAAATATAGTATACAATAAGTTAAAAACTAATTTTAATGGAACAACTTCTTTCACTTCAGGCCAGATGTTGCAGTATAGAATTTGTGAAACAGATGGAACAAAAAGTACTTGGGGCGATGTCGATTTTACAGTCATTTCTACAATTGCATACACTGTCGTCTAATGAGCAAATTCATAAAATATGAGAATATAGATTTTAGAATTAATAATGATGTTTATTATTCTAATTCCGTGTCTGTTTCTTTGCAATCAAATATATCACCAGTTCTTTTATCTGATGGAAGTTTATTAAGATACGCTCCTGAAAACACAGTTATAGGATCTTTAACTTCTCAATTTTATTTAACTGGAACGGTTCCATCTTATTTATTTCCAACTACGAATTTAGAAAGCTCTATAAATTGTTCGTTTGGTGGAATTTCTATAGACAACTGTTATTTGAAATCCATGTCTTTTGCAGTTGCGGATTTTTCTTCTATTGTAATGGATGTGACTTTCGATTGGTATGGAAAAATAAATTCAACAAATAGCACAATAAATATAAAAGAATTCACAACATCAAGAAACTCTCCATTAACAAATATAGCTCATGCGAATTATAGTTATATAATAGATGCAAGTAAAGTATTTGGTTTTGATGAAATATTTAAATATACTTATTCTGAACAATGTGATAGAATTCCATTTTTTGAAGTTGGATATACAACTCCTTTCAGAGTTGCTAAAACTAACAGATTAAAAAGCGTTTCAGTGGAAGGGAACGTAGCAAAACAAAATAATATTGCTGAAATAGAAGGAAAAGACACGTATTGCGAATTGTATCTAAAAAATTATACTAATTCATTATTGAATACTTTTACTATTTCTGGTAAGATTCAATCTAGATCAATTGATACTAGTTCTGATGGAATAGTTCAAAGTAATCTAGCTATAACTCAACGTGTAGCACCATTAAGAAATACATTATGAGTAAATTTATAGATTCACAATTTTCAGTTTCTGGTATAAAGGATTTTTCTTTATCAACTTCTTATAATCAATATGACTTAGTTGATTTTCAGTATCACACAGGAAACTCCGCTTATCCAACTAATTTATCTGGATTGTTTGCTTGGTTTAATTTAGATAATTTAAATAATATTGAATTCGACGGTTCTGGAAAAGTAAATATTTGGAAAAATTCTGCTCCAGGTCATTCTTTGCAGTATTTAGTTAATTTGGATTCTACGAGCGTGAAAGAAACGCGTCCAACTTTTAACAATCAAAAAAATGCTATATCATTTAAAGCGTTTAATGAAAACGAAGATTACAATCAATTATATACATCAATTGATTTTGCGGGGCTTTTATCAGACGACAGATGTTGGTTTATTGTTTATGAGTTTGATTCTTTAAGAAATGGATCTCAAACGGTTAATGGTTATTTTTCTAATTTTTCTACAATAATAAATACTGACGATTCTAATCCAATTAAATCTAGCGGTTATTTAGGAGTTTATGGAAATAATTCAAATGGTCTTTTAAACAGCAATGTTCCTAATGGTTCGGAAGAGTTTATTGGAGGGCCAGTAGAAGCTGTTTATCCATCTGCATCAACAATAAATTCCGCATTTTCAGCGGCAAAATTATTAAATAATAAAAATATAGTATCTATAATTAAAAATAACACATCAAACACTTTACGCATAAGAAACAATGGTTATCAAATATTAAATACGGTTAGTGCAAATTATTTCCATGCTAACGCGGACAATTTAAGATTAGGGACAGCGGGCAATGGTCATGGAAATGTGGGTACAAGCCAATTATATAATTATGATGCAAGCAACATTTCTTATTACGAAATTTTAGGATATTCAAAAACACCCACTGATGATCAAATTTTACAAATAGAAAAATATTTATTTAAAAAACATTTTACTAACGATGATAATTTGTATTTGGCTGTCCAAGATTTTACAGCTTCTGATTATCGTTATTCTCCAATAAACATAACAGGTTCTCAATTTTTGACAAAGAATCCGGATCTTTTGTTTAAAAAAACTTATGGATGTTCTGCTAATTTTTCCACTAAATCTTTAAAAATGCAATATGGAGATGGTTATTATACCAATGTAACTCCAAATATAAACAACTTAACTAGTAATTTTTCTTTGAATTATGATGGATTATCTGATAAACAATCGAAAGCATTAATAGGGTTTTTTCAAAACACTTTTGAATATGCTCCATTAAATATACAAGAATCTTATCAAAATGTAAATATGGATTTATTTTATCCATATAAAAATAATGCAAAAATATATTTTGAAAACTTAAATTATTCATCTAAAGAATCCAATCTCAATACGGTTGATATAAATTGTGTTTCAGTTTATGATTCTAGTTTAGATTATCGTGGGTTTCTTGTTACAAGTGAAGATGTCCTTAGATATTATGAGCAAGAAAAAACATATGTTAAAGACGACGTAGTGTTTTATAAAAATATAGATAATGCTCTAGAGGGTTATTATTGGTATACTGGAATTAATAATACTATTTTAAACAATTCGACTAGCCCAACCGGATTGAATTCTTTATTTACTAATAAATTCTATTTTAAACCTGATATTGATTATAGTATTCCTGTATCTCCAAGGTTTTTAAAAAATGAATACGAAATGACTGCGCCAGCTTTTGAAAATAATGGTATAAATAAAACAGTTTTAACTTTTGATTTTGCTTTTCATAATAGATCTGACAAACAAGCTATAGCATTATTAAAGTTTTTAGATAATAAAGCTGGTTTTAAAATTTTTGAAATAGATTTACCAGCGCCTTATAATAAAACAATAGATGTTTATTGTCCAGAGTGGAGTCATACATATAAATTCTACAATAATCATGAGATATCCGCTAAGTTTTTAGAGTTTAAAGGTAAAACAGATTCTGACGTCTTTTTTAATACGCTATTACGACTATGACATATACGAATTCTACTGGTAAATTTATTGGTGAATGCATGACTGGTTTTGGAATTAGTTATCCTGTTTATGTTTATAATAGCGGTAATTCTGAAGTTATTTATAGAATGGTTAGCGATGATAGCAGTTTTTTACTATCTGATTCTCAATTGATTGTTTCTAATGGAAATTCTGATTATTTTGATATATTTTTTAATCCAACTTCCGTTGGGACTTCAGGCTATCAAACATCTTCAATAACAATATCCTCTGAATCTACAGAAGATGGTTCTGTAGATCCTAGTGGTAATATAACGATATATGCAACAGGTCATAGAATAGTTGATACTACAGGGGGTCATGTTAGAAGCTTTAGAGCTTTAAAAAATTATGATTCAATTAATGGATTAGGTTACTCTTTTTATTGGAGACCTCCAACTGGAACTGGATATTTAAATAACTATTTTGTTACTGGTTATGGTTTAGATATAGCTATAGATACAGCTTTTACTGATAAAAAGGTTTCAAAAACTTTCAATGTTGCTGAAAATAATTCTATACCAAAATTTTCTACAAATTATGGATTTGCAGATGAAGACATTTTTAAAAAAATAGAAACTTATGATAATGGAAGCGCATTTGTATTAAATCAATCTTATTATGCAAGAATGTATACTTGGGTAGATGGAGTAACCGGAGAGTCTGTTTACGCTACAGGCATAAATCAATTAGACACTCAATTATCTAATGAAGTGTTAACTGGTAATATGAGTAATAAAGTGGATTTAGTTTTTACTGTAAGACCTCTTGATGTTTATATTTCCCCTCAATCTATTTATACTAATTACAATTTATATGAAAAAATAGTTTCAACAAATAAAGGAAATGATGATTTTAGATTTATATCTGGAGTTAATGTTTATTTACCTGCTTTAACCACTTTTACCGCAAATGATGAAGATAAATATTGTTTAAATTTAAATGGTACGTTGAAAAATTTTACTGGTGATGCGACTTACGGTACTAATATAAATATCTATTTATCTAATACAACTAAACTTTTAGGATACGTCGGAAAAGGTGGAGATTTAAAAGGCTCTATAACTCTAAATTCAAATATTTGGGATTTTAATGATATAATAACAAAAACCACAGCGGCTTACAACTCTAATCCAAAAGATCCAACTTGCTCAGATTCAAAAAATGGAGGATCTGTATTTAATTTTAATATAATTTCTAGTGTTGCTAACCAAGAATACAAAGATTTAAATTATAATATTTATTCAGAAACTAATTCTATTTTAACCGCTGGAGGTGGTGGTACTAAAGCTTGTGTCGCTTGGCTTTATGGTAATGGTGGAGATATACTTAGAATTGTTGGAATTGATAAAAATAGAAATCAAAAAGCTTTTGTTTTTCCTTTGTTTGGCAATTCAAATGTAAATAAAGCTACAAGTTACGATGTTTATGGGCAAGGAATAGGGGGAACAGCTTCAATCGGTTCAGATGGAAAGACTTTTTACTCAGCTTTAGCTACATCATCTGATTCTTTTGGAAAAATACAATCTCGGGCTTCTTCTTACGGAGAAGACGCTGAAAGATTGGGGGCTTTTTTACATACTAATTCTAATAGCACTTGGTTTAACAAAAATGATATATACGGCGCTGCTAGATCAGAAGATACGCAAGCCGCAGCAAATAGAATCGATGGATATATGGCTTTTAAAACCATCACTAGTACGACTTCGATAGCGGGTAAAATAGTAAATGGTTTTTCTAATATAAAATCTAATTTTTATATTAAATCTGGAAATATAGCTTCTGACTATGTATTCAGATTTGAAAACTCCGCTATAGATTCTGTGGCTCTAAATTGGAAAGATACCACAACCACTGCAATTTTAGCGGGAAGTGTTACCGCTGGAATATTCAATAATAATTATTTTGGTACAGGGCTGAAATCAGTTACTTTAAACGCTTCTCAAGAACTTCACTATACATTTAATCAATCGAACGCGACAATGATAAAGAAAAATTGCAATCAATTTGATTTATATATGATTGTGGCTTATAGACCAAAAACGATATCTGCTCAGTCTATAGTTCCACCGGCTTATGAACTGTCTAAATTTAAATTATTGGATTGGTCTAATGATGTGGTTAATAATATAATTCCTAATCAAATAATGATAACTACTTTTCCAGAATTTTTTACCCCTCGTTTAAATAGAAAAGAGTCTAATGTTTTTCAATTCCTTGCAAGCCCTTTATTTGCTAAAGGTTATAATAATAAAGACATGGGAAGTAATTTGTGGTGGAATGTTTATGGCGTTCAAAATGTAAACTTCATGCAATTATCTAAAAGCTTATTAAACGCAACGGATTACTATCCAATGTTAATAAATATAAAAAGAACAAATACTGTTTATTCAATATATATAAATAATAATTTAATAATAAGTTATAATATGTTATCATTTGTTGGATATTCTGATAGTTATGTGTTATCTCTTATTGAAAATACTACTTTAAAATTAATAAGTAATTGTGTGACAATAGATGAAACTATGAGCTACTTTGATATGATTTTTTATAATAGACTATTAAATACAGAAGAAAATCAACAGTTAAACAATTCATTATTAAATACATATTTTAAACTTTTTACAGGAGGATCGTCATCATCTTTAGATATAAAAACAAATCGAATAAGATTGCCCAATGTCTTTAATTTAGCTGGAAAATCTATATGAAAACTTTATTTAAATTAAATAATTACCTTATATTAGACCTCTTTGAAATAGAATTAGAGTCTAATGAAGGATACCTTCGTTTTCATGGCTCTAAAAATTTTTCATCTAATCTCGTTTTTCAAGGTAATCAATATATTTTTATTCCTTGTGAGTTTTCTTCATTTGAAACTTCATCAGACGGAAAACAAAGTAGACCTGTTTTAAAAATAGCTAATATAAATAATTATTTTTCTAAAATATTAAAAGATCGCGCAGATCTTATTGGTAAAAAAGCATTTAGAAAAAAAATATTGGGTAAAGATCTGGATTCTATTAATTTTATAGATGAAATTAATCCATTCGGTAATTCGGCTTTTAATACTTATATAGCTTATGATAAATTTATAATTAATTTAAAAAAATCAGAAAATAAAGAAAACGTAGAGCTAGAGTTAGTAACTAAGATTGATATTGAAAGTTTATCGTTACCTACAAGAAAAATAACTAACGATACTTGTTCGTGGAATTATAGATGTTATGGATGCAACTATGGAAACACTTCGGCATTTAAAGGTCCACAAATCAATTCGACTCCTTTAAATAAATTACAACCAAGTTATTTGTATTTTAAAGAATCCGCTTGGCAGGGAAATGTTAATTCTCCAGATCCTGGTTTGCCGATAGCAGACGAAAATGATAAAACATTTTTAAACACTTATAAACAAGATTTAGCTAATAATTCTTATGGTTTGACGGCTATTACATACAAAGGCGAATGGTCGCAAACAACTTCATATAATTCTGGAGATTTCGTTTACGTTGATCCTATTTTAAGTTTAGACGCGCAACAAGATATAAATAATATTAATTTTATTAATAAACCAAAGTCTTTTTTTGTTTGCATTTCTAATAATGTTGTTGGTAAATTTCCAGATAAAAACACTAACGTTTGGAAACAAGACAAATGTTCTAAAACTTTGCGAGGGTGTTTGTTGAGGTTTGAAGACTATTTACCTGATGATGGAGCATTGCCTTTTGGAGCTTTTTCAGCTACTTATCCATTTAATAATGATAAATGACGATTTAAAACAGCGCATAAAATCTATATGTATTAATAAAACTACTGAAGTTTGTGGGTTTATAGTTTTTGACGGTATTAGAGAGTCTTTTATCGAATTAGAGAACAAACATCCACAATCAAATAATTTTTTTTTAATATCGCCAGTTGATTATTTATACATCAAAAATAAATTTACTATAAAATATTTATTCCATAACCATAATAATTCAGACAGTTTTTCAGAATTCGACATTTATTATCAAAAATTTCATTGTTTAGATATGTTGATTTATAATGTTAATAATGATAATTGGTCTGAAATGAAGTGTAAATAGTATTATCATGGTCAATGTAAAATTACATGGCGTTTTTGAAAATTATGTAAAGCTAGATTGGAATTTAAATATTCTAACTGTGGCTGAAGCTTTCGAAGCTATTGAAGCTAATACTGGCCGTTTAATCAGTACTTTAGGTATACTAGAAGAATATATATCTAATTTTATAATTTATGTTGATGGTAAAATAATGCCTCCTGAATATATTAATTCTCCAATATTAAAATCAAATTCTAAAATCGAAGTAGTTCCATTAATAATGGGAAGCGATTTTGGTATAAGTTTATTAATTTTGGCTATATCTATAGGTATTCAATTTTTAATTACAAAATTACTAACACCAAAATCACCAATTGATATTAAAACAAATTCTAGATTATTTTCTTCTTATGAAAATGTAACCAAAAGAAACGTTCCTATTCCTATAGGTTATGGACGTTTAAAAATTGGATCTGTAGTTATATCAAATAATATTACAAATATAAATAAAATAGCATCATGATAATAAGTTTGTCTAAATCAGATGTTGACGTATTCGTTAACTCTGCAAATTCTAAAGGTTTTACAGTTGATTCTGAATGTTTCTATGAAGCAGTTGATTTGATTTCAGAAGGTCCAATTGAAGGTTTAACGGATTCTTTTGGAAATGTTTTGAATTATATTGATTTAAGCTCAAACGTTGGAACAGCGCAAACAAATGGATCTTTAGCTTATGGGGTTTATTTTAACGATGTATCAATAAAAGATAGAAAAAGTAATTTATTTAACATAAGTTCTTCAGATTTTTCTTTATCTTTAGGTTCTGAAGTTTCTAATATTTCTACTGTGTCGAGTTCAGTATATGAGTATAAAACTAAAATATACGATTTAAACGAAAGCATTGAGCAATTTTCTAAAATAGATGGGGATGCAATTAATCCTAATTATAAATTCACTTCTTTTAATGAAAGTACAGAAGATCCTATTCAAAAATCTATTATAGATTTAAAAAAAACTGCTAGAGTTTTCTCTCATTATTTGAAAAATAAATACGCTAATTTTATAAAAGTTATAATTAGTTTAGATGATTTATATTATATAGATGATAAAGGAACTAATTATAGTAATACTGTGCGTTTTGTAATTAGTTTAACAAACTCTTTTAAACAAAAAACTGAATATTTTCTTTTTGAGGCTTATATAATAGCAAAACAAAATTCTGTTTTATTGACTTTCGAATTAGAAATAGATAAATACGATAGACTAGATAATATAAATTCTGAATTTATTATTAATATCTATAGCGTACAAAAGAGAATCCCAGCATTCGGTAGTAAAAAAGGTGTTTTAACAAGAGCTTTTTCTGTCAATAGTGTAGTTGAAATTGTTAATTATGATTTTTTATATCCTTTTTCAGCTATTTGTAAAAATGAGGTAAGTTCTAAGCATTTTGCATCTATTCCTGTTAGAAGTTTTGATTGCAAGTTTTTAAAAATAAAAGTTCCAGATAACTACGATTCCGAAGCTAAAGAGTATTCAGAAGACTGGGGAGGTAATTACAGTAAATCTTTAAGGTGGACTGATAATCCGGCTTGGATATTTCATGATTTATGTGTTAATGGAAGATATGGTTTAGCTAAATCCATATTAACAGAAAACGATATTAATAAATGGGAGCTGTATAAGATATCAAAATATTGCGATGAACTTGTTAAAACGAATTGTTCTACAAAATATGCTGCTCAAAACTTTTCTTTTTATAATTCTTTTATTTTAGGGCAAGAGGGTTTTAATAAAATACAAATCACAACTACAGATGATATTTTTACTTTACAAAATAAATATCCATTTGGTGGTACTTTATTTTTATATGATTTAAAAAATGAAAAGGGTGAAGATTTAGATTTAAATGTTAAAAAAATAATTGGTCTTGTAACGACAAATGGATCATTAGCCACAATAACGTTGTATAATGATTTTGGTCCTCGTAAATTTATAGAATCAGATTTGAGTGGTAATTTTTTTACCGCTCTTAAAGAATATATATTAAAAAATCCCTCTTTATTAAACGTTCAAGATAACATAAAGTCTTTTATTGTATCTTACATTTCTGGATATGGGAATACGGTCACAAACTTTGATTCTACTAGTGAAGCGGTTTCTATAAAATACGCTTCAGCAAACATTTTTGATACTTCTTTAAAAATAAAATCAGGTAAATGTGTGGCTAAACAACAAGGTTTTTCTGATTTTCTGGAATCAAGGTTTGCGGCAAATATTTTTATTAATAGTGAAACAGAAGGCTTGAGAGTGTTGTCTGATTTGGCGTCTATTTTTAGAGGGGTATTCTATTTTAGAAATGGATATTTAAATTTAACAAGCGATGTTAAAAAACCAGTTTCTTATATATTCAATAATTCTAATGTAAAAGATGGTTTATTCGCTTATTCATCTAGTAATTTAAATACAGCTTTTTCAGTAATTAAAGTGTCTTATCTTGATCAGCTTGATAATTTTAAAGATAAAATTGTTTATATTGAAGACGCAAATTTAATTCAAAAATTTGGAATAATTGAAAAAGAAATTATTGGATTTGGAATTACTTCTAAATATCAAGCTCAAAGAGTTGGTAAATGGTTTTTAGCTACTGGTAAATTAGAGTCTCAAATCGTTAATTTTAATGGTGGAGTAGAAATTTCTTTATTAAAAGTTGGAGATATTATAAGAATAAGCGATGCTTTAAAAAATAGCAATATTAATTTTGGAAGAATAACTTCTTTGGATTATAAAAATAGTTATATAGGTATTGACAGAGAAGTGTCTGAAGACGCTTTGGGAAGTATTATTAAAATATTTACTTTAGTTAATGATGAATTATCAGAGTTTTCTTATTATGTAAGCGAAGTCGATAATAGTAATTTAAAATTAAAATTAACTAATTCCGCTTATATTTCTTGGAATATAGTAAATAAAGCAATATCTTCAGACGATGGAAAAACAGTTTCTGGCGATAATATCGGAATAGCAGGTTTTACAAGAAAAGCTTTCACAAAACAAAGTTATATAAATAATTGTCAAATATCTTTCAAAATTGATGATCTTGCGACTTATTTAATTTGTGGGTTAAGTGAAATAAATAACGTTTCAATAGATCAAGCTGATATAAATTATGGCTTTTATATAGCTGCTGGAGCTTTGTTGGTTATAGAAAATAACACAACTACAAATTTAAATAGAACGGTAGTTTCAACTGATATCTTAAATGTTGTATATGATGGATCTTCTATAATTTATTATTTAAACAGTGAAAAACTAAGAGAGATTACAAGACCGAAAGGTAATCCTTTGTATGGGGTCGCAGCTTTCAACACTCCTTATGCGAAAATAAATGATGTAAATTTTTCTTTATTCCCTGATCTTAATTATGGATCTTTCTCAAATTTAAGAAGTGACGCTTGTTTTACGATTTATCTTAATGATTATACAGAAGATGGGGATTTGTACAGAATAACTAATATAGGAGAAAACTCCGCTAATGAATATTCATTAGCGGCAATGAAATATTCTTATGAAAAATTTGATTTTATTGAAAAAGATGAATATGTAGATATTAACCAAGATAATGAAAAAGAAATAGTGTTCTCCACAGACACTTATATTTCTTCAGCTTTTACTGATTCGCAGATTCAAACGTTCTTTACGCAAGGATTATTGTTTGATAAAAGTATAAATTATTTGAGTTCAATTAACTCTAATTATGATTATTCATTTAATATAGAAAATGAAACTCTAGATGCTGGTTTTACAGAGAATAAATTTAAAGAATTAAAAATAGACTTTACGAGTATATTTAATTCAAATTCTGTTTCTAGCAATATGAATGTTTATGGGTTGTATTGTCTTGTAACTAAAGACGGAAAAACTTTAAAATTTAAAATTTTAAGATCAGAAGCGAGATTCATAAATTTATTTTTAGGAGAAACGCCATTAAATGGAATTAGTTTCAATCCTCAATATTCAATTGATTTCTACGCTTTTGATAAAAATATGAAGTTAATTAATGTGTAACTTAATATATGGCTTTTATTCCATCAACAGGAATTGATTATAGTAATGCTTTTATAGTTAAAAGTGTAGATTTGTCTTTTAATGGCCAGTACTCTTATAAAGACACTACTGTTTCGCCAGAAATATATGGTTTAGATATAAATACGCCATTAATCGTGGGCTATTTGGCTGAAAACATTATAAATTTAAGTTGGACTGTTGAAAAGCCAGTAACAAAACAAATTTTAAATGGAACAGTAACAGATGCAGGATTTTCGGGTTTTGATGTAAATTATTACAATTCAAATAGACAATTAATATATACATTTCCATTCTCTACTAAACAAACTTCATTGTCGATAAATTCTTCAGATTTATTGCAGACTTTCATTAGCATAACTGGAGCTAAAAACATATCTGGTTTAAATACGTTTTTTATTGATACAGTTAGCACTGATAATCAAGGAAGAAAAAGCACGGGAACGGCTTTAATTAATTTTGGAAATCCAAGCGTAAATATCAGTAATTATTCAATAGATAACACAGTTACTGTCGGTTTATCTTATGCAGATGAAACTATAATTGATAAGATTTCTGTTTTTGCAACTACAGGAACAGTTTTTAATCCTGATGATGATGATTATCTGTACAATGTTGATATTAAAAATCCAAATTTAAATACAATTTTTATTCCGGATTTGATTGATCGTAATCAAGATAGTAAAGACGATAATTTCGTAAGAAATCCTTATTATTTACATGTTGTTCCTTATAATTATCTTTATAGTGGGCAAAAAACAATATCTTCAGGAATAAAACCTAATTCTTATTCTGTATATAATTTACCAAATAAATTATATCATTTAACTGGCTACGTAAGTTCAAGTTTAAACAAAACAGATAAAAATTTAAATCTTGAAGCTTTTTTAAAATGGGACCACGTTGAGCAGTCTCAAGATTGTAGTTATCACATTTTGGTTGAAGAAAGCGGTGTTAATAAAAATAAATACGATTATTTCATTGATAACAGAATTAGCGAAAATATACAATCAATTTACTATGGAACTGGATCTGGAATAAGTGGAAGTTTTGATATTTTTAATACTTACGGATCTTCTGGTATTCAATGGGTTGATCATACTGTTTATGTGGACAATTTTGGTTCTTATCCAACGGGAGTTTTCTCAACAACTACTGGTTTTAATTATATAACAGAAATAAGAATACCTTCTGGTTCCGTAAACTCTTCCGAAGTTTTCTTGTCGTATGATTATACAGGAAGCAATTCTTTTTCATTTTTACCTTCTGGAGGTTGGTTTAGCGGTACGGTTTATACTGGAACGTATTCTACAGATAGATATTTAAACACTTTCACCCCTTTTTCTACTGGAGTAAATGGTTTAGGAAACTCGGTGACAGGAATACAAATAGCAAAAAGAATAACTGGTTTTGCTGATTTTGTGTATTCTACATTAGATCCATCTTTCGTTTTTCCAATAAAAGAAGATACTAATTATTTTGTTAAAGTTCGCGCAATTAATTCTGATGAAGTGGTTTCAGAATTCTCAGATACTTTATTTATTAGTTCTGGATATGTAAATCAAGCTATAAATCTTAGTCCGTTAAGTGGTAAAAAAGTAATTGATGGTCTGGGTGTTAGTGGATATATACCAAAATTCTCTGATTCAGATAGTTTAACAACTGGTACGTTATATTATAGCGGTAGTAATAATTTAGTATTTACTGAATTGCCAACAACGACAACTTCAGAAAATTTATATAAATTAGTAGTTGAAGATAACATTGTAAAAAAACAATTAGATACAGGGAGCGGCACTTCTTTAATTGAAGAGTTTACTGTTGCTGCTCATGGTTTTATTGCCGGTGATGTTATTAGATTCGATGGAACAAATTATTTTAAAGCGCAAGCAGACAGCGCCGCACATGCAGAAGTATTGGGTGTTGTTAAGTCGGCAACTACAAATACTTTTAAAGTGGTGGTAGATGGATTGATAACTGGTTTGTCAGGTTTGACTGCTGGTGAAATATACTTTTTATCAGAAACTACTGCTGGAACGGTAACAACTACAGAACCAAGTAACTTTGGAGAAGTTTCAAAGCCGGTTTTATTTGCGTTGTCAACTACAACTGCAAATGTATTGACTTTTCGTGGTGTTTTGATTGAGCCTCAAAGTGGTACATCAGGAACAAGTGGAACAAGTGGTGATCCGGTTATTTCTTCTACTTTAGCTTATTATAACAATTCTACTCAAAGCGTATCATCTTCTTCAAATACAAAAGTAATTTGGTCTACAGCGGATACTGCAAATACTCAAGGATCAATTGGTTTAACTTTCAATGGAACTGATAGATTCACAAATACTTCTGGAGATTCAATTGTTATTACTGTTGATGGATATATAGGCTGGGCAAGCGGTGGAACTTCTGGTACGTCTAGATCTGTATTCATAGTAAAAAATGGTAACGTTTCTTCTTCTCAGGGAAGATATTCTTATTCTAGTATACCCGCAAACAATGATTATCCAGTAACTCATTTTTCTTCTGTTCTGGTTTTAAATAATAATGATTACGTAGAAATATACGCTTTGCATAATGATTCAACTTCACAAAATATAAATAGTCAAGCTAATTATCCTGCAAGTAGAATAATAATCGCTAGAAATGAAGGTGTAGCAGGAACTAGCGGATCTTCTGGAGCTAATGGAACTTCAGGATCTTCTGGAGCTAATGGAACTAGCGGATCTTCTGGAATTAATGGAACTTCAGGATCTTCGGGGACCAGTGGGTCTTCAGGAACAAGTGGTTCAAGTGGAACCAGTGGTTCTTCAGGAACAAGCG